GGAGGTGCACGCCTACATGGCGGCCGAACGCTGCGGGTACATCACGAAGGCGCAGATCGTCGGCGAGACCGGGAACGACCTGGCCGATGTGATGCGCACCCTGGCGGAAGAACGGGAAATGGCGGATGAGCTGTCGCTGGTGTTCGACACCGACCCAGCGAAGGTGTCAGCCGCTGGCTTGACGCAGGCCAGGCCCGCCGGATCAATCATTCCGGAGCCGGTCAATAGCATTTCGCCAGAGGCACAACCTGTGGCGAATGAAAACGCAGCTGCGTGACATTCAAGGAGCGGAGCTGCGACGGTCTGCATCCTTCAACTATGCGGAAGCCTTCCGCGCCGGAGAAGGTGAAGACAGTCGCTCGCTTGAGTTCTCCTTCTCGTCTGAAACGCCGGTCGCCCGGTGGTTCGGCGATGAGGTGCTCAGCCACGCCGATGGTGCCGTCGACCTGGGGCGCGCCAACGATGGCGCTCCACTGCTCTGGAACCACAACCCTGATCAGCAGATCGGGGTGGTCGAAAGAGCCTGGGTCGATGGTGAGAAGCAGCGCGGCATGGTCCGCGTGCGTTTCTCGCGATCAGCACTCGGCGAGGAGAAGTGGCGCGACGTCCAGGACGGCGTGCTGCGCAATGTCTCAGTCGGGTATCGCATCAATGATGCGACGCCCATTCGCGACGGTGAAGGCATCGTCGCCACTTCATGGCAACCCCATGAGGTGTCCATGGTCTCGATTCCGGCTGACGCCAGCGTTGGCGTGGGTCGCAGCCTTCAACCGGAGGCGGCGGCGCAGGCCGCAACCCAACCCATTACCACCATCCCCCCCGTGGAAGAAACCACCTTCGATCTCGAGGCGGTGCGGGCTCAGGCTGCGGCCGATGAGCGCGCGCGTGTTGCCTCCATCACTGCCCTGTGCCGTGAGCACAAGGCCGATGATCTGACCCAGGGCCTGATTGAACGCGGCGCCACCGAGGCCGACGCTATGCGTCAGGTGCTCGAAGCGATCGCCAAGCGCTCCAGCAAGCAGCCCGCGCAGGCCGCCACTCCCGCCGCTGCTGCCCAGCCGGTGGCTGGTGGTTCGAGCGACATCGGCCTGAGCGATAAGGAGGCCCGCTCCTACAGCTTCCTGCGCGCCATCCGTGCTCAAGCCTTCCCCAACGATCGCGCCGCCTATGAGGCCGCTGCGTTTGAGCGTGAGGTGTCCGCTGCAGTGGAGCAGCAGATGGGCGTCAGCGCTCGCGGTTACCTCGTCTCCAATGAGGTGCTCCAGCGTGATCTGACCGTCGGCACTGCCAGCGCCGCCGGCGACATGGTGTTCACCGATGCCCGCCCCGGCAGCTTCATTGAGCTGCTGCGCAACCGCCTGGCACTCGACACCCTCGGCGTCACGATGCTGACCGGCCTCAATGGCCCGGTTGCCATCCCCCGCCAGACCGGTGGCGCCACTGCCTACTGGGTGGCCGAGAAAGGTGCGCTCACCGAGAGCAACCCCACCGTTGACCAGGTGAACATGACGCCGAAGACCCTCGGCGCCTACACCGAGTTCAGCCGTCGCCTGCTGCTCCAGTCGTCCATCGACGTTGAGCAGATGGTGCGGAATGAGCTGGCGACGGTGATCGCTCTGGAGATCGATCGCGCTGCCCTCTACGGCACCGGCACCAGCAGCCAGCCGCAAGGCCTCAAGCAGGTCACCGGCATCAACACCAAGGACTTCGCTGCTGCCGCGCCGACCTACGCCGAACTGGTGGGTATGGAGACCGAGATTAACGCCGACAACGCCGACATCGGCGCCATGGCGTACATCACCAACTCCACCATCTACGGCGGCTTCAAGACCACCGAAAAAGCAAGCAGCACCGCCCAGTTCATCCTCGAGCCTGGTGGCACCGTCAACGGCTACCCCGTCGTGCGGTCCAATCAGGTCGCATCCGGTGATGTGTTCTTCGGGGTCTGGAACCAGATGCTGATGGGCATGTGGGGAGCTCTGGATCTGCAGGTCAACCCCTACGCCCTTGACACCAGCGGTGGTGTTCGCGTCGTTGCCCTCCAGGACGTCGATGTGGCGGTGCGTCACCCCGAGGCCTTCTGCCGCGGGAACGACTCGCTCTGATCGTCATGAGGATTGAGATCCTGCGCCGTACATCCTTTGCCGGTCAGCCGCTGCTGGCCGGTGATGTGGTGGACATTCCAGACCGTGATGCGCGCTACCTGATGGCGTGCAAGAAGGCGACGGAAGCGCAGGATCCACCTCCTGAACCGGTGGCCATCAGTAGGCCACGAACCCGCAAACCACGCATTTCTGAGGCTGCCTGACATGGCCATCACGCAACAGACGCTGGAGAAGCTCCAGCACTTCCCGCTTCATCCGGTCGCTTCGGAGACTGGGACGTTCACCGGCGCCACCACCAACATCGCCGACCTCAAGGATTTCGACGGTGACATTCAAGTCATCCTGGATGCTGGCGCTGCTGCAGCGTCCGGCACCATGACCGGCAAGATCCAGCACAGCGACACCACGACCTCGGGTGATTTCTCCGATGTCACCAGTGGTGGGTTCACTGCTGTCGCTCAAGCCGCCAGCAAGCAGGTGCTCACGCTCAACCGTGATGGCCTCAAGCGGTACATCCGCTTTATCGGCACCATCGCCTCCAGCGGCACCACCACCTACTCCGTCAATGGCTACGGCCTGAAGAAGTACGGCTGATGTTTACTGAGGATCCCACGGTCTTCCTTGCTGACTTTGGCCTCCCTGTGGTGGCCGGAGCGGTGGAAGGTCTTGGGATCCTTGATTCACCTGGTGAGTACGTGTCCAATGGCATGGTCATCACCACGGAATATCTGCTGCGTGCTGAGGCGTCGAAGTTTGGAAACCTCAGCTACAACGACGTGCTCACCGTCGATGGTGACACGTTCACCATTCGCGAGTCGCCGCTGCTGGCAGACGATGGTGTGTTCTGCCTGCTGCTGCTGACGAAGGCAACTCCCGAGACTGTGCCTACACCGGAGCGGCCAGTGACGGAGGTGCGGATCGACACCAGCACGACGGGCGTGATCTACGTCGGCCAGGCGCTGCATGGTGCGGCCGAGAGCTCGCCGGTGTGGTCGATTGTCCGCTCCACCTACAGCGCCGCCGGGGTGCGCACCAGCAAGCTCACGGCAACGGCGGTCACCTGGACCGGCCGCGCTTCCCACACCTACAGCTGAACCATGGCCCTGATCACCACGCAACCGATCACCCGCGACGGCAAGACGTACGACAAGCTCGCGGCAAATCTGGCGCTCAGCCCGATGGAGCACGCAGACGGGTTCGGGGCCTCGATCGCGGTGCGCCTGACGCCCTACCTGGTGGGGCCTGATGGGCCGGAGCGGCTGGATGATGAAGCCAAGGCCGTGGTCTATGGCGACGCCACGGTGGACGCTGCCAGTGACCCGGTAGTGGCTCAGTTCCTGCAGGCGCTGGAGGCAGCGGCGCAGGCGTTCATTGACGCGAAGGGGCTCTGAGTCATGGCCATCGTCCGCGCAGTCAAGTCAGGCAACTGGAGCGACACGACGGTGTGGAACACCGGGGCGTTGCCAACTTCGGCGGATGATGTGTATAGCAATACGTTTACGGTGACGATTGACACGTCGCCTACGGTGCTGAGTATCAGCGGCCAGGCTGCAACCGGGGTCACGGGTGGCGGTTCGTTTGTTCCAAATAATGGAATCACGCTTATTTGTACTGGCGGCGGTGTATTTGGCAACACTACAAGCGCTGCTGGGCTATTTGATTGTTCCTTGCCCATTGGTCAGTCATGCTCGATTGCGACCACTAACATTATTGGGGGGACAGGCTCGTCTAGCTCGCACGGAGTAAGAATGAGTGGTGCTGGCACGTTGAACATAACGGTAAGCGGTACTTGCACGCCCAACAACTTTTCCAATGCTACTGCAGTGGCACTTGTTGGCGGCGGGATTGTTAATTTGACCGGGAACGTAACGGGAGTATCTAACCAATGGGCTGTATGGAACTCTGGAACTGGTGTATTTAATGTAACCGGGACCGTGACCGGAAGCAGTTCAAACATTGCCGGGAGCGGTGCATACATTAGCGGGAGCGGAACTATGCAGATCATCGGCACCTGCCAAGCAAATGCTGCTCCTGCCGTTCTTAGCAACACTACCGGCCACGGTCCGTTGATTCTGTCGGGACCCTTTTTAACAAGTGCAAGCGGCATCTCCCCAGTTATGGCGACTAAGTGGTTCTGGGCTAACTCCAGCGTCACCCCCACCTACTACCAGATCCGCACCGCCAACCTCGCCACGATTCGCCCCCTTTACACCGCCGACTCTGTAGGCGGCAACCCGGCCGTGGGTAACGTCCGCAGCGGCACCGTCTACGGCCCCAGCAACGAACTGACCGGCACCTGCGCCGTCCCTGGCGCCAGCAGCGTGCTCAGCGGTGTGGCCGTCGATAACACCACCGGCACGGCGACGATCAGCGCGGCCAGCATTCGCGCAGCTGTGGGCCTGGCATCGGCCAACCTTGACACGCAGCTTGCGGCCATTCCGACCACTGCAGCGCCGACGGCAGCGGCGATCAGGACGGAGATGGACGCCAACTCCACCAAGCTGGCCAATCTCGACGCCACCGTCAGCAGCCGCAGCACCTACGCCGGAGCCGACACCTCCGGCACCACCACCCTGCTCAGCCGCCT